CCTCCGCCGCGCAATACGTCGTTCCCAAGCTGCATCTGGTGGAAGCCCATCGCATCACCAATGGCGACGACGTCCTGGTGGCGGTGATCGATTCCAAGATCGACTCAAGCCATCCCGATCTCGCCGGCGTGATCGCCGACCAATACGACGCGCTCGGCACGTCGTCGCCCGCGCATATGCACGGCACCGGCATGGCTGGCGCCATCGCCGCGCATTCCAGGCTCATCGGTGTGGCGCCGAAAGTGAAGCTGCTCGCGGTGCGCGCCTTCTCCGGCGACAAAGCCAGCGCGCAAGGCACCACCTTCAATATTCTCAAAGGCCTCGATTGGGCCGCGAGCAAAAACGCCCGCATCGTCAATATGAGCTTTGCCGGTCCGGCCGACCCGATGTTCCGCGACATGCTGGCCAAGGCGCATGGTCGCGGCATCGTGCTGATCGCGGCGGTCGGCAATGCCGGACCGCGCTCGCCGCCGCTTTATCCGGCGGCGGATCCCGACGTCATCGGCGTGACCGCGACCGATGCCGAGGACAAGCTGTTGCCGCAAGCCAATCGCGGGCCGCAGGTCGCGGTGGCCGCGCCCGGCGTCCAGGTTCTGGAACCGGCGCCCGAAGGGGCCTACCAGATCACCACCGGGACTTCGGTGGCGGCCGCCCACGCCAGCGGCGTGGCCGCGCTGCTGCTGGCGCGCGATCCGAAGCTCACGCCCGACGAAGTGCGCCGCGATCTGATCGCGTCGGCGCGCGCAATTCCGGGCGCCAAACGCGACGTCGGCGCCGGCGTCATCGACGCGCTGGCGGCGGTCAATTCAGGCAAGAAATAACGGGCTGGGCCGCCGGCGACGGGGAAAATTGGTCGGGGCGGCGGGATTTGAACCCACGACCCCTTGTCTCCCAGGCCGAGAAAATAGGATTGCAGGGGGCCGCAGAAGCAAGCAAAAGCCTTGCAAGTATCTGGAATCGCGTATAAACCCTCTGTCAGGGGGAAGCACGAGAAAGCACGAAAAAGCTTCAGCGTGCTTCCCATACGCTTCCCAGATTTCAGGGCTTATGGCATGAAGCTCAATAAAACCAATGCTTCCCAGGTAGAGCTGCCGCGCGGAAAGAGAGAGATCGTCATATTCGATGAGGATATCCCCGGCTTCGGACTACGCGTTAGGGCTGGCGGGTCGCGCAACTGGATTTTCCAATACCGACAGGGTGCCAAGCAACGGCGCATCTCGTTCGGTTCGGCGTCGACGATCACTGCGCAGAAGGCCCGTGAGCGGGCAGGCCAGCTACATGCCCAGGTCAAGCTTGGCCACGATCCGGCCGGTCAAAAGATTGAAAGCCGGGCGCGGGCGACCGAGACTTTCGGCGCGGTTTTGCGACCCTATCTAGCGCACAAGAAATCGGCCGTCAGGCTCCGCACCTATGAACAGATCGAGAGGCACCTGTCGACCCAAGCCAAGAGATTAGACGGCCTGCAATTGGCAAATATCGACCGGCGCGACATTGCCGCGTTGCTTACGGAGATCGCCACCGACAGCGGACCCTCTGCGGCCAATCGTTTCCGCGCCAGCCTGTCTGCCTTTTTCGCCTGGGCAATGCGCGAAGGACTCGTTGACAGCAATCCGGTGATCAACACGAACAAGGCATCGGAAAATGGCGCGCGGGTGCGGGTGCTCAGCGATAGCGAATTACGCTCGATCTGGAATGTACTTGGTGACGACGCCTACGGTGTCATCGTCAAACTGCTTGCACTCAGCGGGCAGCGCCGCGAAGAAATCGGTTGGTTGCGCCGCTCAGAGGTCGATCTCGACAAGGCTGTGATTTCGCTTCCCGCCGAGCGTACCAAAAACAAAAGACCACATGACATTCCGCTCAGCTCTCCTGCACTCGCCATTTTAGAAGATTGGCTAGCTCGTTCCGAAGGCGATGGCGAACAGCATGTTTTCGGCAAAGGCGCGAAGGCGGGGTATCAGGGCTGGTCTGGTAGCAAGGAATTACTCGACCAACGCATCGCCGAGGCAGGCAAGCCTTTACTGAATTGGACGCTGCATGATTTGCGGCGGACGATGAGCACTCGAATGCACGATGAACTTGGCATCGCGCCGCACATTGTTGAGGCCATTCTCAATCACATAAGCGGTCATCGGGCCGGTGTTGCCGGCACCTATAATCGCGCGATTTACGCAAACGAAAAAACCGCCGCACTTGCACTCTGGGGCGACCACCTGCTCGCCACCGTCGAAGGGCGCGCGGGTAAAATCGTTCCGCTTCTCGCCAAGCGGCCGGTCTGAAATGACAAAACGCGGACGACCGAAAGGGCACGTTCGACTGTTAGAGGACCCTGATCGGTTCCAGGTTGCTATGTGGCTCGCGCTCACCAAAGGCGGGGCGGTGAATCCCTATCCGGCTGCCTATCTGGTGATGATCCTGTTCGGGTCTAACCCGATCACGACGGCAAGCATCGACGACGTTCTGCTCAAATCGTCAACGGCTCCCTTAAACCGCGGCGGTAACGTCAAGGGTCCGGCCGACCGGGTGCGGCGTAAGGCACCGGAGGCAATTGCGCGAGCCGATGATCAGGAATTGGCGTGGCTGGCGCATTCCTCTGCTTTAATCGTTGCGTTGCTGAAATTCACGGCTGAGAATAACGCTAAAGGCCTCACGGCCGCGTTGGATTTACTAAAGCAGGCTGGTTGGACCGACACTCTTCTCGCTATCAGCAGACGTATTGATGCCACCCTACGAAGCAATTTCCCACCAGCGGAAGGCGAATTGAGCCGCGCCGCCACTCGGCTATTGCGCAAGATGCAGCAGCCCACAGAATAGTTGCCTGCTGAATTATTTACGGATGGAAGTCCTGGTAACCGCTGCGCTACCTCTTGCATAGCCGCGCAATCTTTAAATGCGGCGTCATGCGCGAGGTCGACCGATGTCTGACACCTGCACCCTTGAGCCCCAGGCCACAGAGCCGGGGTGGGTCGAATTGCAGCGGATTGTCTCGATGGAAGAGGCGGCGCGCCTCAGCGGCATGTCGATCGACACGCTGAAGCGGCGCCACGCTGAGCAGATCATCAAACTTAGTCCGCGCCGCCTTGGAATGCGCCTGCGCGATGCCCTGCGCCTCAAATGATCACCAGGGTAGACACCCCGATGAAATCGGCGAGATCACCTAGGTTCGTGCACCGCACCGCCCCTAGAGAGCACATTGGCGCTGTTCGTGTGCCACTGCAGCACGTCGAGATGTTGATTGCGTTGGGTTATCGCCTCATCGACGAGCCACACTGCAGCGGTGCCTATATGGTTCCACCATCGGTGAAGGACGTCATCTTCTCCACCACCGGGGATGAGCGTCATGGACCATAACGAGGAAGGGCGCCATCTTGGCAAAGATGGCACCCTTCAAATCATCGTTGAGCAGCTTGGCGGCGAGCTCGAAAAAACCGATACCCCAAAATCCGCTTACAAACAAGAGCCGCGGCCACGTCATACACTGGCAAAATTGTTTCCTCCGATGCGCGCCGGGGAATTCGACGCGCTGCGCGAGTCTATAAGGGAAAACGGCCAGCGTGAGGCCATCACTCTCCTCGACGGAGCGGTGATCGACGGCATTCACCGCGAAGCCGCTTGCCTTGAACTCGCCGTCGAGCCGCAATATGCCGCGCTGTCTGCGGGTGTGGATCCGCTTCAGTATGTTGTCGACCGAAATCAAAACCGCCGACACTTAAATGACGATCAGCGCCGCCTAATTGCAGCCGAAATCGCGTCTATGAAGCGTGGCAGGCCGGCCGAGAATAATAATTCCGCCAATGGCGAAATATCCCGAGCTGCCGCTGCCAAGATGATGCGGGTCGATATTGCGGGTGTTGACCGCGCCAAGGTGATCACCACCAAAGGAATTCCCGAGCTCAAGAATGTCGTCAAAGAAGGGGTGGCGACTGTACGGGCGGCGGCTGAGATCGCCACCTTGTCGCCAGAGCACCAACAGGCCGTGGTGTTGTCCCTGCCTAAAGACGGCGCCGGCAAGTTCACGCCCGAGGCGAAGAGGCTGATTCGTCAAGCCGCGCGTTCCGTGCGGCATGACGATCAAGCAGCCAAAAAACAACGCCGGGCAGATCGAGAGCAAAAACTCGGTCGAGAGATTGCATCGCTGCCAGAAGGAAAATTCGGGCTAATTCTCACTGACGATGAATGGGATCACCAGGTCCACTCCCGCGAAACCGGAATGGATCGCCATGCGATGAATCATTATGAGACCGCGGTCAACGCCCATACCGCCGCAGAGATGCACGAACGAACAAAGTCTCGATTCGAATGCGCCTCCGACAATTTTTTGCTCGCTATGTGGTCGACCGTCCAACACCTAGACGTTGCCATCGACCTACTTCGCCTGCGCGGCTGCCGATACGTCAGTCACTACGTGTGGGGCAAGGACAAGATCGGACTCGGGTATTGGAATCGCAACAAGCACGAAATCTTATTGCTAGGCGTTCGCGGCGACATTCCATGCCCGGCCCCCGGCGATCAACGGAATTCATTGATAATGGCGCCGCGCGGCAACCACTCTGCCAAGCCGGAATGTTTTCTAGAAATGTTGGAGGCCTACTTTCCGACGACGCCCAAGATCGAGCTCAATAGGCGTGGACCGCCGCGCCCGGGTTGGAAAGCATGGGGCAATGGGGTCGAAGCTGAGGCACCCGGTCCCGAGATGCAGATTGACGTTGCGATCGAGAAAATATCGCTAGCGGGGCTAGGGATTAAAACGGTGGGGAGTTGGGCTTTTACTTGTCTCAAAAACGACCTTCCGCAAGAAACCAAAGATATCATCAAACGCTACATCATTCCAAACGTCGGCCATAGGTCATTAAAGCAAATCGATAAAATTGACAGCATTCATTGTCGCCCAAAAACCAAAAAGAAGATCACACCGAAGACCGATCTTCAGATTAGCCAAGCTTGGGCCATCCTGAAAAAACTTTACCTGGATGCGGCGAACGGGACTGCATCACGTGAAACGGTACGAGGGAACACCTGATGCCGCGCCAAGATCGCTGTGGCCGATATCAAAGGACACCCGAAATCATCGCCTCTCAGCGTGAGAGCGCGCAGGCATATTGGTCTGACCCTGAGGCGCGCCGGCGACATTCCGAATTGGTCAAGGCGCGCATGGCTCGCCCGGGAGTTAGCGAACGAATTTCGGCGCGGACGCGGGCGGCGCTCATTTCGAAAGCAATCGGGGTGCATTCATGAGGCCGACCACGCAGGCCATGATGAAAGCGATGGTCGCCGCCGGCGCTAGTGGCGATACGATCGCCGCCGCCGTTGCTGAGGCAGAACCCCAAGACCGCAGCGCCCGCGCTCAATCGCGACAACTCACGTTGCTCGGCGAGCCGATCATCTCGAAGCGCGGAACTAGATTGCCCGGGTCGTGGCAGCCGAGCGCGGCTGCAGTCGGATACGCGCGCCAGCGCGGAATGTCTGATCCGGCAATTAGTCTCGAAGCCGAAAAATTCAAAAACTATTGGACCGCGAAAAGCGGCGCGAACGCCACAAAGCTGGACTGGGAGGCCGTTTGGAGGAATTGGGTCATCAATTCGACGGAGCGGCACTATGCATCAAATGATCGAAGCAGACCCGGAGGGTCTACAACTACCCGACGTCCGGCGACCGGGGCGGATGCCGTCCTGGCCGGCGTGGGTCGCGTCGCGGCTCGCATCTCTGAAAGCCGAATGGCAACCGGATGCGAAAGGGAAATACCGCGAAATCCCGACGCTGCCGGCATACCTAATGCTGGACGAGGGCCGCCGCGATGAACTCGCCGAGCATAAGGCTGCGCTCTTGGCGCTCTATGCTGCCACGCCGGAAGCCTCGGCAGAGGCGGAGGCGACCGTGCTGGTGAGCGTTGGCAGAATGATGCTTGTGCTGCCGACTTCGCGCCAAAACGAAGAAAGTGCCGAGGCGCGCACAGAGGCCTACCTTGCCGCGCTTGATGACGTGCCACCGTGGGCGGTCGAGTCGGCAATTCGGCTTTGGTATCGCGGCGAGTGTGGATCCAACGAACACGGCGAGCCATATGACTGTGCATGGTGCCCTTCACCGGCCGATTTGCGGCGTGTCGCACTGGCCGAACTATGGCGCGTGAAAGGTCTCGCCGTCGTAGTCGGCGATCTCTTGGCGGCTGAGCCCCGCATCGAATTCAGTGATGAACACTGCGAAGCTATGCGCGCGCGTCTCGCAACGACATTTAAATCCATGGGGGTCGGTTTCGACGGCAGCTCCACGATGACCGCGGAACCGCGGTCGACTTCGTAGCTGTGGGTGAGGATTGATCTGTCAATTCGTAAGTGTGTTGTGTTGCCGGCATAATTGTAGCGGCGCATCCAGGGTGTAGGGGCTTGCTCCAGCTCGGATGGATGCAGTGATAAATGCCGAGTACTGGCTAGGTCCTCGTCTCTCAACTCAAGGGACTGACTTGCGCCGGCTCTCCTTGCCCTACACGGTTTCATTCCGTGGGGGTAAGGGGGTGCTGGCCTAATCCCCGCCCCCCAATCTAAGGGACTGAAGACTCTAAGTAAGTAAGAAGAGGTGAAGTGTGAGCGCAAATAGGGACAGCACGCAACGGCAACCGACGGCGGCCAGCGTTGCCCAAAATGCGAACTGCTCATGCAACGCTTCACACATTCGCCGTTTTGGGTGCCGCTCGAAGGTCGCGGCTATTTTCGGTATTGGGACGTTTGTCATCCATGCAGACATTTCCAAAACTACGCCGAAGCAAAAGTGGCCGCTTGTGCGGCCGGGAAGTGACCGGAGGATGAGTAAGCGCAACAGCAAGAGACGAAAGTATTTGCGGGCTGCATCACGCGCGAGCGCTGGTGTGCGAGATGCGATCACTGCCGCCAGGATTCGGCTTGGGTCCTTCCTGGAGGGGGATGGCCCACGGGGCACGCGCGAGCGTTCGCTATGGCTAGGGCCAGCCCTCCCTAAGGGGACTCCTGTGCCGGTCAAATTCGGTCGACGGGATATTTATCATCGCTCTGAGACTCGCCGCTTCGCTTCCGTCGCGCGTCGCCGTCATTTTTCTTTTTGTCGAGCGATGCGGCGAAATCCCCTATGCGGCTTCGCTGCGACCAATGGGAGCGATTCCGCGTCGGTAAATCCTGCTCATTGGGGACTCCTACGAGAAACGCCGCGCACAACAGGAGATTGAAATGGCGACAGTAGCCGAAGCTTCGAAGCACATTTTCATCGTCGATCGGCGCTTCCGTGAGCTGATGGCGGCGGGCGTTTTCGAGCGCCAGGCCAAGGGCGAACACGATCTCGATGATGTTCGACGCCGCTATATTCTGCACCTCCGCGCAATCGCATCCGGCCGGATCGGCGTGGACCTTGCGCTGATCACAGGCCAGCCGTTCGTGCACGCGACCGAAGATCGTGAGACGCCGGAAAATTCGACGGTGAAGGGAGCGACCGGGCAATCGTGAACGCATCATCGAAAAAAATAATCGCGCTGAGCGATGACGACGTTGATCGAATTGTGTCCGCCTTGGTGGCGCGATTGGGGCAAGCGGCTGAACTACCGTGCACCGATTGGGTCGACCAATATCGCGCCGGCGAGGCGCTGAGGACCGACGAGGCCGCGACGATCGCCGATGTGTCCGCCGAGACGATCCGCCGGCACTGCGCCGACGGCGAAAGAAATGGGCGCCCGATCGGTGTCCTCGTGGCTGGGTCGGTCTGGTTGGTGTCGCGGCGCCGGTTACTCGACGAGATCGAACGCCGCGACGGGCGGCCCGAGCGGCTCGCCGCTGAGAGCCGCGCACAGAAAAACGCGAAAATGTGGCCACAGCCACAAAGTCCTATTCCTTTTGTGGCCATGGCCACATCCGGCGCGGTGCAAAGCCCGGACGAATCAGCATAATCAAAAACATGATGTTCATCAAAAAGTCACCCATGCAGAAACTTGAAACTGTTCTAGCCACACTGCGGGAACGATCCGGCCGCCTGGCTTCAAAACAAGATACGGCGCGCGATACACTCGCCGCCGCGATGAGTGCGCGCGAGCTCTGGATGATCGAGGGGGATCTCGATGATGCCAAGCGGGCCGCGAATTTGCAGTCCGCCGTCGAGGCCGCGCAAAACGTTTTGGCGGGCATCAACGGCGCGATGGTCACGCTTGCAAAACAGATCGACGACGCCGCCGTCGAGCTCGCCTCGGAAAAGGCCGGAATAGCCCGACAGGCTGCGGCGGATGTCCTGGCGCAAGAGCTTGCGGCCGTCGAAAAACAACTTCAACCCTGGCTTACGGCGACGCGCGAACTTGCAGCCGGCTTCGATCGGCTCGGCAATGCGCGATTGGAGGCACGCTCAATCTCAAATTATCTTTCGAACGCTGCAGGCGAAATTGAGATCGCCGCAACGTTGACCATGCAAGACCTGAATCGTGTGGTCAAAGCGATAGCCGATGGTGCGGAGCCGATTCCGAGTAAACCGGCGGTACCAACGCCGGCGGCAACCCTTCCGGCTCCCGCTGCGACGAAGCGCGTTTTCGCCACCAAAAATTTAAAGTGGACTAACGGTGGTGACGGGGTTCACGTCGCGCCGGCCTGGTTTGACGTGGACCTGCCGCCGGCAGCGGCAGATCGTGCGCTCAATTTGGGCGCCGCCGTTCCGATGGAACATCCTACACGCAAGAAAATGCACGGGCAGCGGCCCATCTCGCACCCTTCGCCGGCGAACTGCTTACCACTGACTGATGACGCCGAGGTAGCGGATGGACAGGATAGCGGCGTCCATGAATTGCCCTCGCACCGCTCCGCTTTCACGCCGCTAGACCGTGGCGCCACGGTTACTGGGACGCTCGGTCTCGGTGATGCGCTCGACCGTGGAGGAAACCTGTAATGGAAACCCGCCGCCTGCAGACCGGCGCCGCGCCACGCGGCTGGAACCCCGGCAAGATCGAGCATCGCTTCGCGGACGTCTCTCCGCAGAGTTACGACAAGGCCGCGCGCACGGTCGACGCGGTGCTCTCGATGGGCTCGCCGGTACAACGCTTCTACGGCACCGAAGTTCTGCGCATTGATCCAGCCGCGGTGATCCTCAGCCGGGTCACGGCTGGCGGCATTCCGCTGCTCGATTCACACAACCAGTTTGGTATCGATAACTCGCTCGGGCGCGTGCAGAGCACCTGGTTCAAGCGCAATGCGCTGATGGGGAAGTTGTCGTTCAACGATACCGAGGAAGGCCGCAAGGCCGAAGGCATGGTCGCCCGCGGCGAAATAGCTGGCATCTCTGCCGGCTACAAAGTTGAAGAATGGGAGATCACCGACAGCGAAGGGCGCGTCATCGATCCCGAAATCGATAGCGTTAGGTGGGACGACGATCTGACTTTCACGGCAACGCGATGGGAACTGCTTGAGGTTTCGTTAGTGACTGTGCCGGCCGATCCCGCTGCGAGCATTCGCTCGCTTGGCCGAGACCGTGCACCACCCGATAGGCATGCTGCAGTCCGGGCGCGAATGAGAATGCGGCAGCACACTCACGATCAAACTGAAATGGCCGGAATGCGCGCGCAGGCTGCTTCGCTCCGCCGCATGCGGTACCTGTTATTTCGAGGTGTGAGATGAAACGAGGTTTACGACCGGGGCCGCCATCCGGTCGGCCAGCGGCGCGCCGCTCCCGATTCCTCGCGGGGGCGGCGCGAACGCCGGAAACAGACCGGCGCGTCGCGATACACGAAGCCGGTCATGCAACCGCAGCGCGCATTTTAGGAAGCCCGATCGCAGGCGCGACGATAGTCGCTGGTCCTGGATATTCTGGCAGAGTTTGGGGGCCTGATTTCGACCCGCTTAAATTTGCCGATCCCGGCGAGATTATCGTAATTGCCGCAAATCTGCGAGACATTATGCCGGCGGCGGGAATTCGGCGCGCGGATGCGGAAGTTTCGCCGATTATAGTCCGCGCTCACGCGATGGCGATTGAGTTGCTGAGCGGCACCGCGGCCGAGCGGGCGCTGTATCGAGCCGCGCCGCCTTTGCCGGCTCAGCATGATCAGGATGAAGCACGGGCATATGGAAAACTGGTCTGTTACTCCGAACGCGCGATAAATTTATTCATCGAATACGCCAGATCAGAGGCCGCGGCGCTCATCGACCTTCACCGCACGGCGGTGCTCGCGATTGCCGATGCGCTTGTCTCGCGGCGGACTCTTAACGGCGAAGAAATCGATCGGATTATTGCGGACGCGCACGCTCGCGACGGACTCGCCGCCGAAAAATCACGGCGGGAAGTTTGGGCTCGGACAGTCGAGAATGCCGCCCGTGCCCAAGAACACACTGTGAGGTTAAGATGACTGGCCGAGCCGAAGTAAAGACGACTGAGTCCACCGCGGTGGACGATGTGGCACCCGTTGCAGATCGCGCGACGTTCAAATTGTCCAAACCCATGGCGGCGATGGGCAGGCAAATATCCGAACTCTCGCTGCGTGCGCCGCTTGGGAGCGATCTTCTTCAGGTCGGCAATCCTGTCGTGTTCTACCCCTACGAGGATCCGCCGAAGGTCGAACACAATATGGCGAAAATGGTAGCGATGGCCGCGCGGCTATCTGGCCAGCCATCATCGTCCGTCGCCAAGATCGAGACCGACGATCTGATAAAATTAACCTGGATGCTGTCGCCGTTTTTTGTGCCGTCGGTTTTATTTATCGGCGAGCACGATGAATACACTTTGCCGAATCCGGTGACGATCGATGGCGCGCCGGTTTCAATTCTGAAATTCCGCAAGCCGCTGTCGGCCGACATCATCAAGATCGGCAACCCGGTTGAGCTCTATCCTCACGTCGAGCCGGTACGGATTGAATTCGATATGCCGAAGATGGTGGAGATGGCCGCGGTGCTGGCCGGCGTTCCGCGCGAAATATTCAACGACCTCGATGCGCGGGAGGTAGTCGGTATGTGCTGGGCGTTGAGCCCTTTTTTCATGCCGATGAAAGCGGAAGCCTCATAGCTGCCGCCATCGATCTGGCGTTGGTCTATCATATCGATCCATTTGTGTTCTTGGATCTCCCGGCACGCCAGATCGATGCGCTTTATCGAGTTACAAGCGAGCGCCTGAAATATATGCGACCGCAGGAATAAGGATCATCGCAATGGCCGGTTCCGACGAGACGATGCGTTTGGTAGCTGAAGTTGTGGACAAATATTCGGGGCCAGTCCGCGAGATGCAGAAGGCATTTCGCGCGCTGCAGAACGACATCAAGGGCGTGCACACAACCGGGACGTTCCAGGCAAAGCAACACACCAAGGCCACCAAGGATCTGCACGACGCGATCGGCAAGGCGCGCTCGATCACATCGGCATTTACGCCGACGATGGCCACGCTCGGCATCACGGCGGTTTCTGTCAGCGGCTCGATCGCCGGCCTGGTCAGCGTGATCAAGGGCCTCGGAGAAAAAACCCAATCTCTTACTTATCTCGCGCGGCAGACGCAGTTGTCGACGAATACCCTCCGAGTATGGGAAGGCATGGCCGAGCGGGTCGGATCATCAGCCGAAGAGATGGATGCCGGATTGAGTAAATTCGGCGACACGATGGCAGCGGCGGGCCGTGATTATTTAGTCCCACTCCAACCGTTGATAAATATCCATGGTGCAATGGAAGCGGTGTTCGGAAGTGTGCAAAAATTAAAAGGAATGTCGAGCGAAGGCCAGCTGAATTCTGTATTTGATTTCCTCGGGAAGAACTACCCGGTCGATCAGAAGCGCAGCGTGCTTAGAGCGCTGGGGCTGCCGGAGAATTTTGCGAATGCGTCGATCGATCAGCTTCGCATTGCCCGCGCCGAGCTCGAGAAGTGGGCAGTGAATCACCCGTTGGATTTTGCGAAAGGCGGCAAATCCAAGAAAGTTTTCGATGAATTGCGGGAGTCGATCCAGGGACTAAAGGACGATCTCGGTGGAGATTTTGCACCTGGTTTGACTGAGGTGATTAAACAGCTGACTGGCTTCCTTGAGAAAAAAGAAACCATCGCGGCAATTGGCGCCGAATTGCGCGCTGATTTTAAAGCGGCCGGCGATCTGATCACTGCGATAGATAAATTGCGTCATGGCGAAAATCCCCTCGCAGGTACGGGCCCGGTTTTGATTCCTGGCGGGCCCGCAGATCGCGTGAGCAAATTTTTAAAGGAGCCGTTCGATCCATGGGGCATCGGATCGAAAACGAGATCGGCAATCGGCGATATATGGGATAAGCCATTAGGTTCACGCGGCCACGCCGGCACGTTCAGCGATCGCTTCGGGTCATGGCCCGCGGCAGACAAAGATAAAAAGGCGACTGAAGAAGGAACCAAAAAGGGCGTGTTCGACGGCCTGATGCAATTTTTCCAATTGCAATCCTATCAGGCGCCAGGCGGCGGAATGCCCGGCGCGACCAAGGCGGCGTATTATCCGGGCGGCGGTGGTGGCGTGGGCACCGGCAATCGCTTCGCCGGCGGCGCCATGGGCGGATCGCGCGACGTCCCCGCAGGCAGCGGGCCGGTCAATTCAAAATTCTCCAGTAATAAGCGTCAGGTTGCGGCAATTGCAGCGAGCGAATGGCGCAAAGCTGGAATGCCAGACACCGGCACGGCCGGCGTCATGTATAACATCGGCCAGGAATCTTCCTTCAATCCGACGCTGCGCCATCCCGATCAGCCACATTTCGGCGGCGAGGCACATTTCGCGCACGGCCTCTATCAAGAGGGCGGCACGGAATGGAATCATTATGCAGCGTGGCTGCAAAAGAACTATCCCGGCGCCGATTGGAAAAATCCGCAATTACAAAGTCGCTTTGCGGCGTGGAATCTGAAGACGAATTATCCCAAAGTGTGGTCGCGGATGAAGAATGCGAAATCGCGGCAGGAGGCGGCCGCTGCTTACGCCAGCGGTTATCTGAAACCTGCCGCGGGGTATTTGGCCAATCGTATCTCCGGAATAAACCGGCATGGGGTTCCTTCGCTCGATGCCTATACCGGAGGAATGCAGGGCCAAGACAAATCAGCAATCGCGTTGCATGGCGAGGCATTGCGGCGACATTTCGGTCATCCGGCACCACATCCGGCTCGTGAATTGCTGCTACATGCGCAGAAGGCGGGCTGGGGCGGCGGAACGACGGGATTGCTTCCAAGCAATGCAACGCTCCGGGTTGATCTCAATGGCTTACCTCGCGGCACCAGAACCAAAATGGATCATTCTGGTTTCAAAGAAGTGCAGGTCAACCGCGGCCGCAGCATGCCCATGGCATCGAACAACTCCTAAACCGACAAGAAAAAAGGCGCCAGAAATAAAATATGCCAAATCCAGCAGAAATTTGCGTTGTCACCGCGCTAGGTCAGCGGTACGATAACTGGCAGACGGTCGAGATAAAGCGGGATTTCGATGACGTGATCGATCACGCCATGCTCACCGTCGCCGAGATCAGCACACCGTCCCAAATCTGGAGTTCGCTAAAGCTCAAGCCGGGTGATACGGCCACGGTTTTGCTCGCCGGCCAAAAGGTAATCGACGGCAAGGTTTATCTGCGACAGGCCGTCTACGATAAGGGATCGCATTCCGTCCAAATTGGAATCTGGTCTGAGTCACATCATGTGACGGTCGGGACCGTTGATGCCAAGCCAGGGCAATACAAAAACTCGACGCTGCAGCAAATCGGCGCCGCCGTGTTCGGCAAGGTCGGTGTCGGCTTTAACGTTGTAGGCAGCCCGGCTGGCGCTGATAAAATATTTCCGCGGGTCAACGAGACCGTCGGCGAAACTCGCTTCTGCTTCATCGAGCGGCTGTGCCGGATGCGCAATCTTTATATGATCGACGACGGGCAAGGCAACATCAGCGCGGTGCGCGGGCCGACCAGCGGTTCTGCCTGTGTATTACAGGAAGGCCGAAATATTCTTCGGGCACGATTGATATTGAAGAATAACGAATACGCCGACACGATGACTTACGTAGGCCAGGATCCAAATGCGCAGTCGGGGGATTTAGCACGCGGTTCATCCGCAAGCGTGAAGCTGCCGCCGTTTTATGGGAATTCAGCCGGGCACGATATGAAAATGGTAGCGCCGCATCCAGGCGATAGCCAAGACATGGCCATGCTTCTTGAAAACGAGGCGGCGTGGATGGCCTATCAGACGGTTGACGGCGACATCACGGTCCAAGGCTGGATGCTCGACGACGGATCCTTGTGGTTCAATCATGTTCGGGATCTGGCGACGGTAAATTCCCCGATGTTGCTGCCAGAAAATTCCATGAAATTTATGATCAAGGGGATCGTGCACAAGCAATCCAATGAGGACGGCACAACGACCGAAGTTCTGCTGGCCCGTCAAGACGCCATCGGAGCCGGGGGCGGCGATCCGCTGCAGGCACCGGCCGCATCAGCACCGGCGTCGACGCCGGGCGGGCAGGATACATAAATGTTTAATCTTCAATTCAATACGGTGGATTTGGAGCGGGTTGCCAAGAGGCTCAATGGGGCGATGGATCAGGTACCGTTTGCGCTGTCACTTGCGCTCAATCAGGCGGTGCGCGAAACGAAACAATATCTTGTCGAGGAAACGTGGCCGCAGCATGTCACGCAGCGCAACGCTCGTTTCATTAACAGCGCCTTGGATTATACGACCTGCCACAAAGATCTTCTGCGTGTTGAGATATTTGATAAACTCGGTCGCGCCCACCTCGAATTACATGACAAGGGTGGGACGAAGATAGGCAAGCGGCGCCTTGCTATTCCGCCACAGGGATCGGTGACGCGCACCTCGAGCGGCGTGCGCAAGAGCCAACGACCGGCCGCGATCATAGCATCCACTCCCAGGCGCGCGCTGCGCATAACTGCTACAGGCATCTTCGTCGGCAAGGGCGGTCGTCTACATCTAAAGTTCTCGCTGCTCCCAAATGCCAAACAACCCGCGGACGTTCCGTTTGCCGAAGATTTTCGTTTTATGATGACTAAACTGGTCGCCGCATCATTTCCAGCAAAAATGGCTAAGGCAATGAGTACAAGGAGGCCTTGAGTGACAAAGGCCACATTTAAAAAAATATTCATTGAGCTCGATGCGCCGGAGATGATGTGCCGGCTTATCGAGGCGGCGAGTGACGGCCAGTTCAAGCGCCCAGAAGGCTTGACCGCAACGCAAGCAATTCTTCGCCTCGAGGAAATAGACCAGGAAAAATGGGCGAGGGTCTGCCTAGCGGTGATGCAGTACTACCAGGAATGCGCGGAGAAGGCGTCGCATCGCGTGCAATGAGCCAAGCGGAGGAATGACGGTCGAGATTAGCGGGGAATCTTCGCCTTCGTCTTTGCATCTAATGCGAGCTCGACAAGGCGGCGAATTGCTTCCGGCCGGTTTGGCAAGTCGGGTTGATCGCGGCGCCATGCATCGACGCGCTTAAGGAAATCACCATCGACGCGAACATTGATCTGTGGGTATTGGGATTTTGGCATATTGCTACCGCTTTGGGAGTGTGATAGCAAAATAGCAAGCCAGCCGAGCATGTGCAACGCCTGGCCGGCGCTATCCCCAGCCAAAGGAGCTACAAATGGCCAAAGCTAAAACCAAACGTAAGACCTCCCGATCAAAGAAGCCAAGCGACACGGCGCTGATCCGCGAATGTGTGATCTATGCGCAATCCGTCGCGGCCGAGCACAAGGGTTTCTCGGCCGACCCTGACGAAAGCAGCGTCCACGCCGCGGCGCTCGGCAACCGATACAACAACCGCGCATGGCAGGCCCTAAGAAAGATCGCGGCAACACCGGCCACGACGCCGGCCGGGCTTTGTTCAAAGGCGCGCATTGTCGAAATCGTGTTCGAGAATAACCAGGGCGGCTGCGTCGAGGAGAATGCTCTCGACTTCCTCAAGGCGTTCGGCGTCGAGATAAAGAAATTCTTGCAGTCTATCTGCGACGGTGAGTTCGTGCTGCAGGCGCGCGCGGCGGTGATGCCATGACGAAGATGGCCAAGGCTAAGACAAAATCTAAGCCTCACCGGTTAAGCCGGCCGTTGCTCGACAAAATGTTGCTCGACCTAATCGGGCGCCTCGTCGATCTCGAATGCGAGGCGGATGGCACTGAGATTTTTATCAAGCCGAACGGGCAGCATATGGTCATTGAATATCAGACGCGCACGGCGTGCGGCGTGCTGATCGAAAGTCTGCAACGCCGCATTCGCGACGTTCGCGGCCTCGCCGAGATTCTCTTCCGCAACGAGGCGCTCTAACGGTGATAATGGCCGCCGGCTGCCGATGATGGTGGCCGGCGGCGTTGTGACAATTTGCAGAAGGTGGATGATGAAACCAATAACGGAAGACGAGCTTTTCAAGCTAATCGCCTTCGGTGATGTGAACGACCCCACCACTGTGAAGCGGATCGCCACCGCAAAAATTTCCTACGCAACGATGCAGCGAGTAAAGAAGCGCGTCCAGGACGAAATTAAACTCGATATCGAGCGCGCCGATCTCGACCGGGAGCAGGATGACTAGACACTCTTTTTCCCCATGCCGAGGTAGCGGCCCTCGCCTTGGGCCGGCGGGAAGGAAATCACCATGAAACGCAACGCTTCTAGGGGCGGCCACCAGGTTAGAGGTCCCGGCCGCAAGCCTTTCATCGAGAGAATACCTGACCTATGTTGCTGCGACTGCGGCGTGGACACCATGCCGCTCGAGCGCGACGGCGGGAGGGATTGCTGCGAATATTACATGGTCCACAACGATGTTTGGCGCGCGGCGGGCATGCAGGCCGGCGTTTTGTGCATCGGGTGCCTTGAGGGTCGCTTAGGTCGGAGACTTACGCCGCAGGATTTTACCAACTCCCCGATTAACAATGATCTCCCGTGGGACACGGCACGCCTGGCCGAGCGACTGCTTATTATTCGCCGTCTCGGAATTGGAGAAGCGACGATTTATCTGCATCAATGGAGGTCGGCGAATCTTCTAATGCGGCGAGGTTTCATAACTGTGAAGAAGGCTGCCGACGGCTTTGGCTATGCAGCCCTGACAGATAGCGGCAAAGAAACGCTCGCAATGGTACTCACGGCGCCGGCAGGATCACGGGAGGCCGTTGGAACCATGCCTATCCGGTTTTCACACACAACGAGGGAACGCAAATGACAGAATACGATAAAGGCTACTCGCAAGGCCGATACGATGAAGCGGTACGGCAGGAAGCGCGGCGCACCAAGAAAAAGATGACGCTCAAGCTGGAATTGAAGGCAATGCGCGCTGGCCGCATACCGCTGCCTGACCCGACCTATCCGGGAGAGCGTCGTGACAGTCCTGTCAAGACGGATGGAAAACCACTGCTTCGACTGTGTGTCTAAACCGGATAGGCATAGTTGGAACCGATAAGAGGGACGTGCGTTAAGGCTTCGGTCGCTTCCGGCTGCCGCACCCCCAGTTACCCCCTAGGCACCGGGGGCGACCTCTCTAAGTCCTACGGCCGCATTTCGCTGCGGCCGTTTTTTTTGGTCCAATGCTCAGCGGCCGATTCTCGCTCCCCCGCCGCCATGAATGCCGCCATCGCCGCTTCCCGGCTTGCAGCATAGCCGCGGTCGGTCGGCGCCTGCGGCACCCGCGCGGTGATAGTCCAAAACCAAGGAGTGTCGCGCGCCGCCGCGTGGGTCCAAAGGATTCGGCCGATCTCTCGGCGATCAGCACCTAGCACCACGAAGTCATCGTCCTGGCCGAGCCTGGCGGGTTTAAGCGTCAACATCCGGACCCAAACTTGGACCCAACGGGAAAGGATTCAGCGTTACGAGCTGGCTTGCTTCCCATGCGCTTCCCAGGCTCACTTTCTGGGAAGCATGAGTGGATAGCTTATTCAAAAAGTATCTGATTTTATTGGTCGGGGCGGCGAGATTTGAACTCACGACCCCTTGTCTCCCAGACAAGTGCGCTAACCGGGCTGCGCTACGCCCCGACCGGAACGGCGCGGACTATAGGGATGCGCCCATCGCCGCGCAACAAGGCTCCGCG